TGATGTTTAGCTATATCGGACGCAAACAACTGGAACATGCTGCAGCTGAGCTTAAGAATATGACTGCTGACCAACTGTTTGAGGAATTCGCAAACGACAAGCAAAAGCGCACAGGTTGGGTGTTCATGTCTCTGCAGGAGGTTACAGCTGCTCGCGACGAGATATTTGGGCGCAGAAATTCCCCGCCAGTTCAAAGGCCGAAAGATGCAATCGTTCATTAACTAAAATTAATGAAAAACCGCTTTACTTTATGAAAAACTCATTTATAAAGGTGTCATAACTGGAGAGTGAACATGAAAACCGAAACACGAACCTTATACGTTATCCGCAACGCCCACAACAGCAATGCCCGCTTTATCGGCGCAACGCCTGAAGAGTGTGAAGCCGACCGCCAGAACGAAATTGAATTGCGTCGCGCCTCTCAGCGCAAAATGATCAAGGCATTCAAGAACGGTGATGCAAAGCAATTCAAAGTCGGCAGCGATTTGCGCCTCGGGGCAATCTCACGCGTGCTTTGGAATTATCGCGCACACCAAAACGTCATCAACGAGCTGCTGGCTTTGCCGATTGCTGCGGAGGGCAACTGGTAATGGAGCAGCAAGTCAAATCAGACCACCGACGCATTATCGCAAAAGGCACAAACGCCAACTTCCCAAAACTTTCTGATAAACCAAAGGAGAACAAAAATGCATAGCACAATGATGATTCATGTTGATAAAGAAGGCGACCTCCAGATAATTCGCGAATATCCTAGCAACGGAAATTCGATTGAATTGCAGGTCGGAAAGGGCATGCGAATGGTGTTCTTCTTGAGCAAGCGTGATTGGTGGGCGATGCGCAATGCATTCCAACGCTCAAGAGAATACTTCTATGTTGATTACGACCGAACGAATAAAAGCGGCGAGCAAGCAGAAATTGCCGCAGCAGCACACTATAATGAAGGGTTGTAAGAATGAGTTTCACCAATGATCAAATTGAGGCTTTGGTTTATGCAGCATCATTGGCTGCTGACCACATTCACGACAAAAAGATTGCCAATTCTTGCAGACTAGCGATTGCGCCATTCGTTAACAAAAGCAAACGCCTTACGAAAGATGAAGTTCTGAAGACATTGTGGAATGTTGCATACATGAATACCGAAGCTTCTGCAGCCTGTCGTGATGATTGTGTACAGGGTTGGGAATTGCAGCTGCGGTCATTGTTTGATGAACTTAGCAGATTGCGAATGGTTGTCGACAATAACAAACTTGATACAGAAAATATGGAACACATCGGGAATGAGCAAGCAAGAATTATGACTGAGATAACATATGTTGAAAGCCCATCCAAGGAATATCTTGAAAGCCTTGGGTGTACGCTCCGCAGGGGAACTGCTCGCGACGCGAACGGCAAAGCAATCGCTTGGAACTATTACACAAAGAAAGCCAAGGGGCAAAATGTTCTTGAATGGCATTGGGACATTGACGTTTCGACCGGAAAGTACAAGCCATGCTTTCGCGTGAAAGCAGAAATGGCCGATCATGAATGAACCCCAAAGTCTTGAATATCTTCTTGCGCGTTATCGCAATGGGGAACTTTACTTTGACACGACCGGAATGCGTCTTGTTGATCATTTGATAAAGAAGCTCCAGGAAAAGGAAGAGCGCCACAAAGATCTAAGCCAAGTTTATGATGAAGGCTATCAGAATGGATGTCAGGAAGGCTATAAGGAAGGATATAAGGATGGCATTCGCGCAGCCTGATTTGAAGGACTGTGAAATTGACGCGTGAAAAGGCATTGACGCTGCTTGCGTTGCGCAACACAGGCGAATGCCTTTGGGTTGACGAAAGTAAGCAACATTCACAAATTGAGTTCTATTGGGCATATCGTGGAATGAAGCCTTGCTTTGTGATTATAAGGAGCACCAAATGAACCACACGCGAGATGAATATGAACACCTCGGAGACTTTTCTGCAACTCCGCCTTGGTTTTCAAAGAATATGCAGTGTCACGATTGCAAGGTCGAATGGACAGGATGCTGGGACAACTTTCAGTGCCCAAAGTGCGGCAAAGGCGAACTGCCCGGATATTTGAACGATGACATTTCGGAGTTAGTGGAATGAACCCCACGCGATAAGAACTTGAACGGCTGGGGTGCAAATTGCACTATTGCGTCGCCACCGACCTAACCGGTAATAGCGTTGCATATCAGGATGCAAATTATCCTGATGTTTGGTTTTGGTGGATTGAACTAATAGCTGGGTGCAAATATCGCCCGCGCTTTCGCGTTAAAGCAATAGGAGTTGAATGATGAGTGAACCAAGATTTTACGGAAGTTCGGATGGCACATTGCCAGAACTGCTTGACCGCTTCTTTGCGTGCCGTCTTGCGATGAGTGCTAATGGTGAAAATCTTGTTCACTTGCTGTTGGCCGAAATCGCCCTCCTAAAAGCCGAGACCCAAACCGCTTGGGAAGCTGGGCGGGATGCTGCGGCTGACATCGTAAGTGCTGCGATTCTGGCAACGCAAGAATTCAGCCAGCGGTTTTCAATTCTTACACAAGCGGAAGAATCAATCCGCGCCATCAAACCCACACAGGATGGAGAGAAGTGATGGACAGAAAACATTTAGTGGCAGAACTGCAAGCTAGAATAAAAGAGCTTGAAGGTCAGCTGCATAAACATCAACACGAGTGTAAGCATCAAAATAAAAATGTTAAGATGATGAGAACACACAATCAAAAATGGCTGATTGAAAACGCATTGTTTGGCTGTTGCGTTGATGTATGTCGGGAAGAGCAGTCGTTTCACTATGGAGAACTTGCGATTGCGCCTGACGGAAATATCATTTGCGAATGTTGCTGGGAGGAGAAGACTGCTGGTAAAGATGAAGCGCCAAGATGGAGCGAGTTACGAAAATTCAATCCTTTCGGAAACGAGATGGAAGCATTTGACAGCGCATTTTCTGCAGGATTCTCGCTTGGAAAGTCGTTCGACACCAAAGACAATCGCGATGAAAAATTCGAACAAAACGGCATCTGAAGCGCTTCTTGAAGTTCTTCAGGTGCTTGACCCAAAAGGCAGCTGGTCAGCTTTTTATGTCGCAATGCTGATGGTAATGCTTGAAAGGCGCGGATACACCATCGAGCCGACCGACGATTCGGTTGAAGATTTGAATTTTGAATTTGAACAGGAGCGGACTTGATGGAACAACTAAAAGCATTGATGATGCGATATTATGATGGAAAAATGAAAACGTACGAAGAGCTTGATTTGCTGATAAGCAAACTTAATGAGAAGATCAAAGAGCAGGAAACAACAATCGATCTGCTCAATCAGACCATAAACAAAACCTGGGACGATGCGATCGAGGAAGCTATTGAAGCAACTTATGGCTGCAGCGATGTTAAAGAAACACGAATGGAAATCCGTATGCTTTATAAAGAAATGTCAAGGAGAACACTATGACGAAAAATGCAATCATCATATTCCCAGCTCTGATCACAATCGTTTCTTTTGGTTGGAGTTTGCTATAATGGAATGGATAACCGACTTAGGTCGCCTTAAGAACTACAAAGACGGCAGCGATCTGCTGTTCTGGTTCGCTTGGCCATATGGAAGTTTTCCACTCGTGGTAAACTGGGACCATGACGGATTTTATAATGATGAAGAGCCTCACCCTTTGGATCTGCGATACATTCAAGCCTTTGCCGTCATCACACCTCCATCGAAGGAGAATAAATAAATGCGAATCCACAATCCGCACACCAGACCGATTGACGATCTTCCAATTATTTATGGCTTCAACAATGGTGGCCGCCAAGGCTTTGGTTATCACGCTGTTGCTATTGCACAAGACGGAACATACTTAGGATCACATTTCTGTTCTGACGAAAGTTATATGATGACTGATCTTGGGCTCGTTGAAGGCAGCCGCCCAGACCGAAAGATCGTTTATGACGAACATTATCCTGGCGGATATCGCTGTTTGTTTGTTCCTGGGCATGCTATTTTGGAATGCGAGGGCTTGCTGCAGGCTTTTAAATTCAATCAAATGCAAGAATCAGATTAAATTTGCTTAATGTTTGCTTAAAGCCTTTACTAAAAAAACAGACTGACGTAAACCTTAAATCCTCTACTAACCCAAAACGGAAGAAAATAAACATGTTGAATGATAAAGAAACAGCAAAGCTCGCTGAGCTGAAGACTTCGCTTAAGTTGAATTGTGTCGAACGCAAAAACCTTATCAAGAACATTACAGGCTCACAGCGCATTGTTGACAAGATCGACAAGGCAAACACAAAGATCACTGCCCAAATCGAAAAGCTCGAAGAAAAGGCCAAGAGCTGAGCCTAGCAATCAGTCCATCCACAACTTGCGTGCGCGCAAAAAGAAGGAAATGAACTATGTCTAAGAACGAAAAAGCAATCGCTACTTTGAAGCAAGAGCCAGATGCACTTGCAGCGCTGTTCGACAGCTCTGAAATGGCAGGCTTGGGAACAGGCTTTGAAAATGTACGTCGCCAAGACGTCATTATTCCACGCCTCACCACGCTTCAAGGCCTGAGCCCACAAGTCACTCGCGGCAAAACCGAATACATGCCCGACGCAAAGGTCGGTCAAATTTGCGACGTTGCCTTGGGTGAGGTTTGGGACACGATTGAGTTCCTGCCTGTACATTACAGCGTACAGTGGATTGTTTGGGCTCCGCGCAATTCTGGCCGTGGCTTGGTGCGCATCATGGATACACCTCCAGATGCTTCAACTTACACCGTGAATGAAAACGGCCAGTGGGTTGAGAAGGGCACCAACAACCTCATCCAAGAAACGCCACAGATGTTTGGCTTCAACCTTACAGCTGCAGGCCGCCCAAGTTTCATTCCGTTTGCAAGCACCTCAATCAAGTCGGTGCGCAAGTGGATGACAACTGCGACGAATATCTCTGTTGCAAACAAGAATGGTGATCTTGTCACACCTCCATTGTTTGCATATTCCTACACGCTTGACACCGTCCCAATGAGCAACGCAAAAGGCTCATGGATGGCAATCCGCGCCACAATCTCAAAGCCAATTACGGAATTGGGAAATGCGGCTGCACGATTGTCAGCAATCAAGTCGTTCCGCGCAAGCCTCGCAAGCGGCGAATTGAAGGCCGACCTTGAGCGTGAAGACACCCACGAAGGCCGCACCGTTCACTCCGACGACGACGCGATGTAACCAGTTACAGGCGTGCCCCGATAACCCACGCGCCTGTAAAGCTATGCATACTCCCCAGCATGCATAGCATCCCTGCCCAGCCATCACCCCGATAAGCTGGGCAGGGTCTTAACATAGATCACAAACCCAAAGAGGATCACCATGGATATTGATTCGCTGCTTCAAGTTGAAGCAGAAACAAAAGTTGATGGCGCAGCATTGGCCAAAAGCCTTGAAGCTGAAGTCGAAAAGGTCGCAAAACTTGACGAGCGACTGTTCAAGGGCGAGGAGTTGCTAAAGCAGCTCAAGAAAGACCGCCACTATCTAATCTCAAAAGTCATTCCACAGCTGCTTCAGAGCTATGGTGGAAAGTCATTCACCACCAACAGCGGAATCGTATGCAAGTTGGCAACGAATGTTGCAGGCAGCCTTCCAAAGGAGCCTGAGCGCCGTAAGGACGCACTGACTTATCTTGAAACGATTGATGGTGCAGAAATCATCAAGAATGAGGTGAGTGTTCTCTTCAGCAAGGGCGACGATGTTCAGGCTAACAGCTTGTTCGAAGAACTATCGCGCGACTACAATGGAGTGACGCAAGAAAAGTCTGTTCATGCTCAAACCCTTTGTGCCTTTGTGCGTGAAAAGCTGAAGTTGGGCGAGGCCGTTGACACTGCCAAGTTGGGCGTGTTTGTTGAAACTGTAGCAAAGATCGGAGCCGAAAAATGAGACAGCGTCCAGTCTTTGAAGTCGCATTCCAGCTTTCGTCAATCACGCGATTTTCTCGTGATCATTGCTTGAAGGAAGAAAGTGTATTGGAGCATGTCGGTTTTTGTCTTTTTTACGCATACCTGATCTGCGAAAAAGTTTCCAAAACGACACTGCTCGACTTCGGTGTCGTAGCCAAGCGCATTGCTGTACATGATGTTGAGGAGAGCGTCTTGGGCGATATCCCAAACACCACCAAGTATGCTGCCGAAGGAATAAAGAATGCCTTGAATGCGGTCGAGGTTGCGGCTGTTCATGCTATTGCGAAAAAGTTCGACTCATACACTTTAGCTTCTGATTGGACATGCGCGAAGGACGGTCTTGAAGGACAAATTGTAAAGCTGGCCGACATCGCATCAATCGTCTATAAGGTTTGGGTTGAGGTGAACATGCTTGGGAACAAGAGCTTTGTGCGCGTTGCGCGTGAGATACAGATCAACATGCTAAGGATCGATCTTCAATACATGCATCACGAAGTCCGCGAAGCCTATAATGAGCTGATGAGCTTCAACTACAAAACCGCGAACGAGGTGATTTGATGTCTGGCATTTCCGAGAGCACAATTAAAGTTCAGCGCATTGACGAATCGAGCTCTGAAACTATTGCAAAGGCTTGGACAGTTTCGCGTCCGGCTGATTTGAACTTTGATATTGAGCAGGTCATCAAGATGGATGTTCCTGTGAATGAATTCCAGATGCATTATTTTGTTGCTGATGCACCTATTGCTGTGCGTGAGTTTTTGTGCTCGTTCCGAAATCATGTTCTTTGGGCAAGGTCTTCACGCGTCGAAGATTTGACCAAATGGGATATTTGGGCTGGGCTTGAAAGCGAAGACCTTTTGAAAGTCGAAAAACTTTACAAACGTTTGATGTCAGCAAAGGATAAACAACATCAGGACAAATTCCGAGAAAGCCTGCCCTTGTCATACATGACGAAGTTCAGCTTTGGGATGAACAATCGCGACATTGTAAAGATGTTGCTCTCGATTGCAAAACTTGACATCCCTGTGCTTAAGGTATTCGCCCATGCGCTGCTTGATGCTTGCAATTCGAATGTTCACAGAGCATATGAAGAGCAGTATTACGCACCCCACCACATCAGCACTGATGTGCCGCATGTAGAGTGGGAATCGCATCGCATTGGGGAGTTCTGTTTTGCCTCTTTGGAGGTGTCTCTCGGATTGCGTGCACAGCTTGTTCGCCATAGGGCAATCAGCTTCAATGACGGGTTCAATGCGCTTTTGCAAACTGACCATTGGGCAACTTCATCAATGGACAGCACCATCCCAACACAGATTGTGATGCCTTTTTCATTCGCAAAAACACTTGTCTCAAAACGCTCGTGCTGGATTGCGCAAACTGATTTATGGCTCCCAATCATCAACATTCTTAGGACAGGTGCAATTGATGCGAACATCGAAACTTTACCATGCTCTGATGGCAAATGTAAGTTTACTCGCGATAACGACCTTCGCAAATCAGCGAAAGATCCATCCCCGCCTTGCCCCCTCTTTGCGAATCTCTACAACACCCCACTCACCAAAAGTGAGCGAGCAGCAGCTCTCAAATATGCAGACCAAAGACCAATGAAGGAATTTTGGAAAGGAATTATCGGATGAACCAGACCTATCGATACGACGTTTATCTTGCTGGGCCATTCTTCACAGAAGCCCAAAAGCTCAAGATGAGCAAGGCGCGTTCAATTCTTGAAGGCTTGGGCTTTGTTATTGCTGATCCACGCGACCTTGGTCCAGTTATTGTTGAAATGTCTGCGGAAGCTAGAACAAAAGAATTGTACAGCGCAATTTACGACGGCAACATCGAAGGCATGCACCAGTCGATAATGATTGTGGCTTGCACCGACGACCGCGACATCGGAACAGCATTCGAAATCGGATATTTTGCAGCCTTGGGCCGCAGGATCTTCACGTTCAGCTTTGAAGGCTATGGCAGCAATGTCATGATTGCCCAAGCAGCCAATGGCCACGCCAGGAACGAATATGAGCTTAAGGAGCTTATGTCTGGGCGCAAGCTGCAAAAGCAGGAAGCGACTGAGTAATGAAGCCTTACATCGTAATTGTAGAGCTGGACGGTGTATTGTTCGACTGTTCACATCGTCGGCACCTTGCAGAAATGAAGGACTGGGACAAGTTTCACGAAGCCTGCATTGGCGACAGCGTCTTTCTTGACATGCACGAATTGATCTGCACATTATCAAACGCAGAATACACAGTGATCGTTGTAACTGCTCGTCCTGACAAGTTCCGTAAGCTGACGTGGGAACAGTTGCGCAAGGTTGGGTTGGGAGAGCATGTTGAGATGATTCTTATGCGCCCAGCAGACGACTTCAGCTATGCCCAAGAGCTGAAAGTTAAGTTGCTACAGGAGCACAATATCACACCAAATAATACGCTCGTCGCATTTGAAGACGAAGAGCGTTGCGTCATTTCATATCGCAACTATGGCATTTCAACTTATCAGGTGAGGTAAATTATGCAGAATTATCTTGTAACAGGAACAAGCTCTGGGCTTGGCAAAGAGATCAAGGATCTGCTTCTTTCCTTGGGGAAGAATGTTTTCTTTGATGAATTGATCGAGCTTTCGTCTATGGACGATATCGAGATACTTGCAGAAAAGTTCAAAGGAATTGATTGCCTCGTCAACTGTGCTGGAGTCAATTATCTTTCATGGTTCCCTAAAGCCGATTGGGACATGTACGAGCATTTGATGGCAGTCAATCTTCGAGCTCCACTATATTTGACGCAATGCTTGATCGACAAAGGATCATTTGCGACAAGCCCAACTATTCTTAACATAACGAGCCTTGCTGCTGATGTTCCGATGACCAACACAACATTCTACAATTCTGCCAAGGCAGCCTTGAAGATGGCAACAAGGCAGCTCGCGCGCGAGCTAAAGAAGACGCACGACATCACAGTCTTTGCTGTAAGCCCAAACAAGATCAAAGGAACAAAGATGTCAAATTACGTTGACGCAACTGTTCCTTTGTTGCGCGGCTGGACACCAGAAGAAGCAGCAGAATATCAAAAGCGAACCATGCTCTCTGGAGAGGAGATCGATCCAGTAGAAATCGCAAAGTTTATCTGTTATCTGATTTGCGAAAAGGATCATCACAAATATCTGAATGGCTGCATCATGCCTTATGGAGTTTCGTGATGAGAAAAAAAGAGTTTAGCGTCCCAGAAGGTCTGCGCAATGCTGCAAACATTTTTGAAGAACGCGCTTTGATTTATGGCAAGAACTACACAGCTGCAGGCTTTGGTTCTGTCATGCTTGCATTGTTTCAAGGCAAAACAGTTGAGTTGAAGACTGCCAATGACCATGCAAGATTTGGAATTCTTGTTCAGTGCGCATCGAAGATGTTGCGATATGCCAATGCATTCCCAAGCGGTGGACACAAAGACAGTCTCGACGATCTTTCTGTATATTCTCAGATCCTGAGTGAGCTCGATCAACTTTACCTCGAACAAAAGGCCAAAGAAAATGAACCACAACCCAAGCCCAAAAAAGCAAAAGCAATCGGACTTCGAGCTCGTTGGGGCCTCTAAGACTGACGAATATGCGGTGCTTTTGCAAGATGGATGCTATTCCGTTGCGCAGCTGTTCAATTTCGACGACTATATCTATGCCGAAATGAACGTTAACCGCAGGGCTGTATATGTTCGTCTTTTGCCGATGCATGACACATCCAACCAAAATATCACTTGGCGCAAGATAACGGCGCTTACGAAAGTGTTCGGCAGCAGGCTTATTTGGGCATGAGGCATTTGCTTTTCGATACAGAAACAACAGGTCTTATCAAGACCAAGTATGTTCGACAGGAGCGTTGGCCACGCATCATCGAAATTTATGCGGTGTTGGTTGACGACAACAACAACACGCTCGAGGTGCTAGATCAGGTTGTTGATCCAGCCATGCGCATCACTCAGGAAATCACCGACATCACAGGCATCACGAATGCAATGGTAAAGGGCAAGCCCTACATAAGCGAGGTGCTCCCAGAGTTCGAGAGTCTTGTTGCAGCGGCTGATCGTGTTGTTGCGCATAACCTAAGTTACGACACGACTGTTGTTGACCTTGAGTGCATTCGCCTAAACATGATCCCAATCATTTGGCCTGAGCGTTTTTGCACTGTTGAGAACACAATACACATGAAGCAAAGGCGATTGAACTTGACCGCGCTTCACGAACACCTACTTGGCGAGGGCTTTGAAAGTGCCCACAGAGCCAAGAACGACGTTGACGCCACAAGGCGTTGCTACTTTGAATTGATAAAAAGAGGATCAGCATGACATTTCAAGAAGTAATTAACCACATCACGAATATGGAATTCACACGACTTTGTGGATTTATCATTGGCGCTTTGCTTTCTTCCTGGGCAGGAAATCAGTTGTTCAAATTCGCAACAACAGGAAACATGCGCCATTTTGCTTCTATGATTATTTTGTTCATCATTGGCTCAAACTTGTTGGGACACACATGGTAAAAGACGAAAGACAGCCATATGGTTATTGGAGCAGAGTTGCGGAAGAGCCTCTGTTCAAAAAGTTCCGTTCAATTCGCGTTAACAGCTTAAAGAAGAACGGCAACTATTCCAAGTTCCATTTTGAATTCACCATCGCAGGCTACAATCAATTCGTTGAAGAGCTTGGCCCAAAGCCAGTTGGCGACAACTGGGTTGTATCCCAAAAGGACAGCAAGTTAGGCATTTGTCCAGGAAACATCGAATGGGCAATGAGCGCCAGCGGCAATTCGCGTGGGGTTGTTGACTTCAATAAGACGATCAAGACAAAGGCAGTTATGTCGCGTGAAGAGCGCCGCAGGCTGGCTCGCGAAAAGGCAATAATCGCCAAGCAAAAGCCAGACACCAACGTTGTATCCATAAGCGCTGTGCGTCTAACAAAAGCAGGAAAGCCCCACAAGGGCAACAATTCATTCCGCATTCGCGACAAGATCGCAGAAATGATTGACAAGAACAAATGAGCATCATAAACCGCACAGGCTATTCGTTCCGCTCTGCGACTGGCAACTTGAAGAAAAACTTCTCCAAGATCGTACAACTCACAGGTCACGCCTTGATCACCGACACCTCAAGCACGTTCGCTTGGGTGCGTTGGAACAAGATGGCAAAAAAGGCGAACGTAAAGCCTGTGTTCGGTGTTGAGATTGCTGTTTCTGAATCCATCAACGAAACAAAGCCAAGCTATGACCATTGGGTGTTCATCGCAAAGGACGACATCAAATATATCAATCGGCTTGTTGCGCTTTCGTCTTCGCAGTTTCGTTATGTTCCAATGCTTACTTTTGACCAAGCCAACAATGCTGAAGGCGTGTATAAAATTGCTGGCCCAAGAACGAATTACGACAAGCTTGCTCCTGACGTATTGATTGGATTAAGCCCTGCGCTTAATTTCCATCAACTCAAAAAGGCAATGACAATGCCTGATAGGCTTATTGCTGCTTCTGATCCGCGCTATATTGAGGCTGAAGACAAAGACCTTTACCTCATGCAGCTTGGGCGCGACTCAGCATCTCAGACTTATCCACAGCACCTTATGGGTGACGACGAATGGGTTGAGTTTATGACGCGCCGTGGGGTTCCGCAAGACGTTGGGCAGCCAGCTTGGGAATTGTGCCAAAAGGTTTTGACTTCATCAACAGCAACAATCAAGGCCTCTAAGTTGCTCTCGCCAGAGCACCCAAAGCCATTGCTTGATATGTGTCTTGAGGGTGCAAAGCGCGTTGGTTGCAATTTGGAAGATCCTATCTATAAGGAGCGATTGAAATATGAACTTGATCTTATCGAATCGAAGAAGTTCGAAGACTATTTCTACATCATTGCTGACCTTTGCCAATGGGCTCGCAAGCGGATGCTCGTCGGCCCTGCACGCGGCTCTAGTTGCGGCAGCCTTGTTTGCTGGCTTCTTGGCATAACCACGATCGATCCATTGCCTCATGGATTGCTGTTTCAACGTTTCATCTCTATCGACCGCGCTGATTTGCCAGACGTTGATATTGACTTCGATGCAGAAAAGCGAGATCTTGTGTTCGCATACCTTGAGGACAAGTATGGCAAAGAGCGCGTTGCTCGTCTTGGCGTTGTGCTTTATTTCAAGCCGCGCAGCGTATTGAACACAGCAGGCTTGGCGCTTGATATCCCAAAGTGGAAGATGGACAAGGTTGCTGACGCAATCGTTGAACGTTCAAGCGGTGACGCGCGTGCTCTACAAGCAACAGAAGACACCCTTAAGGATATTCAGATCGGAAGAGAGCTCGTGTCTGAATATCCAGAGATCATGCAGGCCATCCGTATGGAAGGCGAACCAAATCACTTTGGGCAGCACGCTGCAGGCGTTTGCTTGACGGAAACACCTGTGCTTGATTATGTAGCAATCGACTCACGCACAGGAGCCACCCATTGCGACAAGTATGATGCTGAAGAGCTTGGGCTTTTGAAGATCGACGCGCTTGGCTTGACGCAGCTCAGCATCTTTGCAGAAACGCTAAAGCTGGCAGAATTGCCGTTCAATTTTCTTGACACAATTCCGTTCGATGATCAGCGTGCATTTGACGTATTGAACAAGAAGCAATATGCTGGGATCTTCCAGTTTATGGGATTGGCGCTAAAGTCAATCACCAACCAAACAGGCGTGCAAAGCCTTGACGACATCGTTGCCATCACCTCGCTTGCGCGTCCTGGGCCGCTCAACAACGGTTCTGCAAACCATTGGATCAAAGTTAAGACAGGTCGAGAGCCTTTGGTTTATCCAGACAAGCTCTTCGAGCCATACATGAAAGACACGCTCGGCGTCATCATGTACCAAGAGCAAATCATGAGCATCGGACGCGACATCGGCGGTCTGAGTTGGGAAGATGTTTCCGCATTGCGCAAAGCAATGAGCAAGTCGATGGGCACAGAGTTCTTCGACAAATATGGTGATCCATTCAAGAAGGGTGCTATCGAGCGCGGCCTTAGTCCACAAATTGCATACAAGGTCTGGTCAGATATGTGCTCTTATGGCTCGATGTGCTTCAACAAGAGCCATGCGATTGCCTATGGCATTTTGAGCTATCAGTGCTGCTATTTGAAGGCGCATTATCCGATTGAGTTTGCAGCCGCAACCTTGACCTATACCAACATGCCAGAGCGCCAGATAGACCTTTTGCGCGAGTTGAATGCTGAAGGCATCGACTACATTCCTGTCGATAAGGAATTCAGCACTGACCGCTGGAGCTTTACAAAAGGCAATCAAAAGAAGCTCGTTGGCCCAATGAGTCTTGTCAAGGGCTTGGGGCCTAAGTTGATGTCGCAGATCCTGGAGGCTCGTCGTGCAGGCAAGCCGATGCCAGCTAGAGCGCTTAAGCTGCTCGAAAATGCATCAACGCCGATTGATGACCTTTGGCCAATTAAGACAAAGATAAAAAAGCTCTGGCCAAACCCTGCTGTTCACAACATCATCAGCACTCCCGCAAATATCATTGATGTTCAGGTTAATGGTACAAATCAAGAGGTTTTGGTCTTTTGTACATTGCTCAAGATTGTTCCACGTGACGAAAACGAAGAAATCAACGTCGCAAAGCGAAACGGCATGCGACTTGATGGACCAACAGCCTCTCTAAACTTGCGCCTTGGTGACGATACTGATCAGATATTTGCCAAAGTCAATCGCTTCGACTATGATAGAATGGGCAAACCGATTGTTGAGCGTGGCCGCGCTGGCAATGCGCTTTATGCAATCAAAGGAAGAGTTCCTCCAGACTTCAGAGGGATCTTCATCACCAACATTCGCTATATTGGCGACCTTGAGCGAGACTGATAAGGATGGCGATATCGTTCCCAAGAATGAGGTTTGTTATGGACAATTTCCATGTTCACCATCTTCTTTGCGGGTTCACGAAATTGATCCTCCTCGAATATGCAGAATATGGAGCGCTTGCCCCTATTAGAGGACGAATCGAAGTCGGAAATGCATTCGTTGGGTTAGAGTCATTCTATACAGGAAAAAGAGGATTCTTCTACAATATCCCGCACGTTCCAAATCTCCAAGACAATAATGATATTTCTGCAAAGGACACCCCAACAAGAAAGGCACTCATATCTCCTCCGCACAAGATGAGCACAGAAGATTCTCGTTGGAAAGGAAGAGTTGTTTCATTCTATTATGCGACCTTAGAAGAGATATTGAAAAAGGAAGACATTCGAGAATTTGGATACAAGAATGAGGAACAACTTCGGCGTCACCTCGGTAAACTTTACAATGCGCCGCTTTGTCCGATCGTGATGCAGATCGAATTGCTCGAGGAAAAAGAGTTTGAGGAATGCCGAAACAAAACAATCTTGCCAAAGAAGAATTGGCTTGTACACGATCCAAACATGTCTGCCAAGGGCATAGAGGCCGCAAAATTTCGGAGAGAGAATCCTGGGAAGGAATTGCCTTATCATCTTTTGCCCGTAAAGGTTCAGCGCCGAATAAGCAAAGGGCTTAAATATACACGCGAATTGAGAGCTTTGATAGATTAACTATATTTAATGAAGAAAGTGATAAAAAGGCTTTACTTCAGAAAGAAAAGGCTTATAAGCGGTCTTGTAAACAGGCGGAAGCCTTCAACCGGAGAGTAGAATGACTGAAGAATTGAAATTGTGGTTTTGGGCGATTGTTATCCTTATCGGAGCGATTGCTTTTGATAGCTTCGTTATTGTGGGCGATGCCCAACAAGCTGCCCTTGCGCAATGTGAGCTGAAGCACAGCCACTCAACCTGCACCTCAACTGTATTCGGAAAATGATTATGAAGAAACTTTTTATCACTGCTACAATGCTCGTCGCCTTTGGCGGTTCGGCTTTTGCTGCAAGCAGCTGGAAGATCGACACGATTGAAAATGATCTCGAAAACACCAAAGACTATATTCTTGATGGTATTTCAAATGACTTTGCAGTAAAGTGTTTTGGGAAAACTGGGTCTTTTGCTATTGTTACAATTCCGTCTACATCAGTTTCTGAAGGAGAAACAACAGGCAGGATTCGTTTTGGATCTGAAGCTCCGAAAGATGTTGATTATGAAGTAAGGAAAACGCCAACAGCAAGAAATCTTATTGTGTTACATCCTGATCGTTCAGACATCGAAACTTTCGCAACAGATGTCAACAGCAAAGTTGCATATGGAGTTGCAGGAACGAATGGAACATTTGACTTCTCCGGAGCAAAACCGTTGCTTAAGCAAATGTTGAAGGGATGCCACGAGTGAGGTTGCTGCGATACGAGATCGGCAAGACCCATTACTATCCAGGCGACTCCGCAATGTGCCACGACTGGGCGACTGAGGTCATAGGGGTTGTTTACGAAAAAGACGAAGAGTTGTCTTATGTTCATGCTCGCTTTTATGGGCTTACAGAGGAACGCTCAAATCGAAATGCCTGGAATTTTATCAAGGCGTATGAATTAGTCGAAGAAATTGCACAAAAGGCTTTCTGATGATTGGGGCGATATTCTACACAATCATTATGGTTCTAGGCGATAGCACAATCGTACAAAGCAAAACTTTGCACAACGGCCCTCATGGGCTTAAGTATTGTCGTCGAGAGCCATTCGTAAGAGACACTGGCCCAACAGGTTGCCAGTGCTACATAAATCCAAACTTCAAAGGATGTGACAAAGGATGAAAATGGCAGCTGTGATAGCAATTATGTTTATCGTGTTCTGGGTGGCGCTCAACAATGCGCGTTGATCAAGCAGACCTTCAAACAAATGGCAGGCCTGACCTTGTGAAGCTGATTCGCTGGGAGGAGGACTTCTGCTCTAGCCACAAAAAGTGGCAGCCAGAGCAACTTACAATGCACGAAATCGTTTTGCGCTATGGTGAGTTCGCTCGCCAAAGGCTAGACCGTGGAGGCTTTGAGCGTATGACGCCCAAGGCCTGCCACGAGAACGCGATTAAGCTGGCGCTGGCCAAGGGCTTTGAATATGGCTATGGCTGGGTGCTGGACGAAACGCTCGGCATTCCTATTGAGCATTCTTGGTGCAGAGCTGGATCAATTATCGTTGAACCAACATTGCCAAATCCTGCTCGCAACAGAATGCTTCAATACTATGGGATCCATCTTCCTGCGCATGAGGCTTGGGAAGTTATAAAGACGAATGGATATTATGGCTTCGATTTTGGCTTTTCTGGCAAACGCGAACAAGCAACTGAACAACTGATTGAATTCTTGGAGAAGAAATGAACGACGAATTGAACCAAGCCCTCGGTGCGCTGAAAGGCGCAAGAGATATCCTAGAAGACCTTAAGAAGATCCCTGTTGGGCTTCGGGAAGAGGTGCAATCCTATGTGCGCTTTGACGTTCTGCGCCAATACAAGCGAATTTCCAAGGCAATTAAGGATTTGCAGGCCATGCAACCTGCCAACCCGGACATCTGAACATTATAAAAGATTAATGAATTTAATGTAAATTGAGGCTTTACATATGCTGTGAGATGGGATAATCTCGTCTCTAGGCAATAAGGCCTGGAACAATGGAGAACTAAAATGCTGCTTCGCTCTGAATTTCTGAAAAGCTCTCGCGCTGAAGTGTCCTATGACGACACCGTTGACGCAATGCTCGACAAAACTGGCCTCGGTTGGTCAGTTGAAAAGCGCCCACTATTCTATTCCGATGAAAACGGCAAGCGCCACGAAACGAACAAGATGGCAATCGTACGCTCAGACACTTACGAGCATCTTGGCTCTGCAAGCGAAAACTGGAAGCCAGTTCAAAACCGCGACATCGTTTCTTTCTTCAAGACTTTTGCTGATGAGGGTGGTGCTCGCATCTGCCGCCTTGGCAATGTGCGTGAGGGTCGCGGCATTTGGGCGCTGGCCGAAATCGACAGCACATTCAACGTTGGCGGAGGCGACGAGATCAAGGGCTTTATTCTTTTGAGCTCTTGGCATGAGCCAGGACGCGCAACCAAGATTTGCACCACCCCAATTCGAGTTTGGTGTGACAATGCTTTGGTGCGTGCCTATGACGAGAGCAATGCCAAGTACAGCCAGACACATCGCTATGAATTCGACTTCATGCAGGCGCGTGAAGCTGTTGGCTTCGCAAAAGAAGAAATGAACCAGTTCCAAATCGAAGCACGCAAGCTCAAGACGATCGAAATGTCTGAGTACAAGACGCTGCGCGTCTTGGCAGACGAATTCACTATCGATGCGAGCGAAAAGCGCACTGCCAGCGAAATCGCAAAAGAAATGGAGCGCGACGAAGAGGCTCGTCCGTTGATCATCAAGCAGCCCATGGAAAGCTATCACAAA